CTGGAGTAGTATTTTTCGAGTTCCATCTGTGCATCGGGTGTTATACCTGTGGCCAGCCAGAATGAATACCGAGCCCTCGGGGAAATCGAGGACCACTTGGCTTCCATTCCTCTTGTTAGGAACATCGTACCCGTCTCCATACTCGGGTGCTTCAGGACACCATTCTTGATGCCGTAGGATTCACGCATATACATCGCGTAAAATTCCTGCAACACAGGTATCCCGCTGTTAAGAGCAAGTCCGCCCTCACCGACTGCTCCCAACCACGCCCGCATGTCGCTTTCGACGTGAAACGGAACCAGGGAGATAGAATCCTTTGCAGTACAAACATTCGGATTCCTCACCTGTACGTAACCGTCGCCGTTGTGGATGAAATGGGATTGGCAGAACACGATCTCCTCAAATTCGTACACGGGTTTTTCGACTTCCATATTAAATCCGAAGTCCAAAAACCACTCGTGCAAATCGTCAAACTTGGGCACGTGAGACTTATCACAGATAACAACACAATCATCTCCGTTGTTCAGCAGTGAGAATGGAATTTGGTGCTCATCACAGTAAAGTTTTACCAGAAGGGACGCAAGCAAACAATTACCAGTTGCTGTGTCCATGTCACCACTCATTCTCCTGCCCTCAACAACGTACTTCACCTTGATGTTATCCACGAAAGCCACGCCTTTGTTGACTAATGTCATTTTGAGCAGCCTCGCCAATTCCTTCCTATCCTTCTTCGCAGCAACACACCCCAAATAAACCTCGTGACAGAATTCCAGAGCTTGTACGCTCACACTCTGGTCAAATCTCACGGCATCAAAGCCGATAGCTACTGGCTTATTGTAAATCTGCCATTTACGCCAAGCCAGCCGCCCCACCTCTTTGGCATTCATTCCTTTAACGATCGTATCCTCTCCAAATAATTTGGCTACGGCTTTGTAGAGGATACCTTCCAAGGGCTTTAGGAAGACTCCAACCGAGACGTTGAACCGTTTTCGTCTGGGTTGGATAATTCTTGGTGCGGGGTCGGGTTTCGAAGAGAAGTTTATCTTTTCCACCTTGGTAAACGTATCCACAATCGCGTCCTGCTGACACACCCCATGTGTCTTAAGGGATTCAACCGCTTTGAGGTAGTCTGTCCTTCGACGAGCCTGATACAAGTCCGCAAATTGCTCGGGACTGATCGGGTTGATCTTGGGACAAAGTTCCAAAAGTTGGTCTCGCAAACCGTGTAAACGATCGGCATAAATGTTCTCCTTTGGCGTCGGAGTAGAGCCGTATCCGTCCTCGACCTTGACGAATAACAGCCTTTCATAAATGCCTCGCAACAAGTTAGATGCTGTGGTAGTATGTACTTTAAAGATTTGAGAGCTACCTGCACCATGTAAGCTGTACACCTCTCTATCTTTCCGGGATTTACCTATAGCTCCAGTGACAACCAGGTGGGGTAACGGGGACTTTGATCCAGGAACATCTACCTTCGGGTATTTGCTCACATCAAATGTCGTCGTCACCCCTGCCACCTTGCCTAGGCACCCCTATCCGGACCCGGAGGTCACGGATCCCCAACGCCTAAATTCCTTCCAAGCTCCCTTTCGGGCGAGCGTGTGCTTAGCCATAGCACCACGTGTTTGACTATTGTCTGGAGTGAACACGAGTTCTATGGCCATGTCGATCACGGTCTGTATGTGGGAAGGCCTCATACCTTTGGCCACAAACAGTCTGTGAAGCTTCTTACGCACGACCATCCTATTCGCTGAGCAGTCTGATAAAAGACCGTCTTCAGCTTTAACTTCACGGACGGCGTCTAGGAGGAATCGGCGATGGCGATTCTTGCTGGATCGGAGGCGGGGTGCCTGGGGTGCTTCGTTCTCTTCATCGTCTTCATCATCTGGGTCATTTAGTCGATGTAATAGCAGGAAAAATTCTAATTCCGCAGGGTTAATTGCGCGGGGGAAGAAGTACCTGATAACTCTGTAAATAGCGTAACCAAAGATGCAAAGCAAGAGGAGGAGTTCGAGCATGGTGAGA